AAGCGTTTAGAATAATAGATAGCGTCTTGTATAGCTTGCCACTCAAACATGTTTTTCTGTTTTGCTATCTCTAGCAATTGTTGTTCTTCTAATTCTTTTTGGTGCCATGTCATATCCATTTCATTCTGTTCTATCTGTTGCTCTTGTTCCTGTCTTATTGCTTCACCTACTCTACTCATCATCGTTCTCCTCGTCATTAATTTTAAGAGTTTCTTTAATTGTATCTTCTATCAAGTAATATAGTTCTCGCCCATACTCCGTGTTTTTTGTACCATTAGTATCAGGGTCGTTCTCTACACACTTGTCATACACACCTAGGTAACGGATTACCTCAAAATATACATCATTAGCTACGTCATACACATCATCTAGTTCTAGTTTGTTTTCTTTATTACTCATGCCATTCTCCTTGTTGGTTGTCTTTTTTGGATATCAATTTAACTACAAACTTCGTCTTTTTTTCGTCTCTCACTTTCCTAGTTAATACCAAACCTTTTTGTATTTCTCCCTCATCTAAGTTATCGTGTGATTCACCATTAAGTGAACGGATATAATGCAAGAGTTCCCTACATACCTCATACCTCCCATGCACTATGTCTTCCGTTCCGTCTGTGATTTCGTCTATGCCGTTCACTACCTCGGCGTCGTGTTTTAGTTCATCTCTCAACCACTCTGTAATATCAATTACTATTTGCTCATACTTATATCGTCTTGCCATATTCCGTTCCACCTTTCCATGTTTTCCAAATTAGTTCACGTGCTATCCTTGCCTTAATTACTTTTGTGTCTAGCTTGCAGTTGTTGTCATGGTATCTAAAATAAGATTTGTTTTTATGTTCCTCCTCTATTTTAGGTGTCCATTCTCCTTTAAAAGGTCTTTTAGAAATATTTCCCTCTAGTCTGTCCATCTGCAAATTACTTAAAATTTCTATTAACTTTGCCCTAGTCTTCACAATTACCTCCCATACACATCTTACTTTCAAGTATTTCTTGTTCTAGTGCGACAACTGCCTTGTGGTTTGCTATCTCATGCGTATACTCTTTAACCTCTTTGTATAGGTCTCCCTCTACGACTGCTAACTTGCATAGCATACCTCTGTCATGCACGTGGTCTTTTACTACTGATTCAATATAGTCTTCAATAGTTATATTCTCATTCCACGATTCAACTTCTTTTATCTTGCCCTCAGGTACTAACACTTCTAATACCAAAGTAAACGGTTTTACGTCCATGTCATTCTCCTTGTCTAATATCTACTGTGTGAATTTGCCCTGCCTGTTCATGCCATCTCTCAGGGTGCCTTAGTGCTTCTACTTCTGCCTCTTTGCTACTATGCGCTACCACGTGTACCTCGTACACAATACTTTCCTCTAGCTTAACTATATAATTCTTCATGTTCTAGCCCTCTCTATGATTGTGCCAACCAACCCACCATGATATATCACGTCTTTCATCTCGTTGGTGTCATACCATATGCCTACACTGCTCGGTCTGAGTAATGATTGGTGCCTTGTTGTGCTTTGTGAATACTTATCCTTGTTGCCTAACCATTTCTTTTCTGTGCTATCCCATATATACATAGGAAAGTGTGAACCATAACTATAAACTGCATAAAGTAAGTTACTCTCTGTTCTACCATTCCCTATGTCTAACCATTTACCAAACGTATTGCTACCTTGAAACTCCTCTAGCTTTTCTACGTACTGTCTTGCCTTACTATTTGATACTCTCATGTCTATCTCCTTTAATTATCTTTGTCTATAACTTCTACTTCAACTCTAAACCCTATGTCTTCTAACCATGTAATCAACTCACTCTGCACTAGCTTGGCGTCTATGTAATTCAACTCCTCATCTCCGTTATCTTGCCATTCATCTACATGTGAAGTGTTAAAGTCATAAGCCAAGTTCATCTTTACCTCATACCTCTTTGTCGCTATCATCTTGCGTTTCCTCCTCATACAAATCAACTTGAACATAAACTCCATCTATACTAGCATCGGGAACATCAATTTTTAATATACTAATAGCTTCGTATGCGTCCTCTGCTTGAATAGTTCTTTGTTTTTCTTCTTCAAAAACTTCATACTGCACGATATACCACTTCGGTTCATAGCTCATCATTCACCTCCTTTGGTTTATATTCCATGCTAAATGTATATGGGAAGTTTAATTGGTCGTTCAAAAATAAGCATAGATACTTCAATACTTCCTCATAGTCTTTACCTACAATTCTAAAATCATCATCGCCCTCTGTATAACTAATAAATACTTGCTTCATTTCCTCACTCATCTTACATTCCCTCCCTTGTTGTTAAGTCCTTTTAAGTCCTCTCGGTTTGTGATGACCATGTAATTGCTTTTGTGCATAGGCGCTATGGTATGTTTAGTTTCTTTAGCGATAGCCTCTCCACACTTAAGACAAGTTGTATAACCTAGCCTATATCTTGCGTGTAATACATGGTCTCCACATTTAATACATAAGTTTTTATACTCCATAGAACCTCCTAGTTAGTGTTCCATATTCACGTGGTTATCTGATTAATGTTACTAACAAAATAAACGCTGATATTCCCCACGCCACAACCTCGGTAATAATAAGTCTACGAAGTCTTGCTTTTGGTATTGTTACGTACTCACTCATATATACTTCACGTTCATACTGCGTTGATATTCTCGGTTTTTTGTAAAACATATCGTCCTCCAATAAGTTAATTTAGCTTTCCATGTATGCGTGGAATTTGGTTATAAATACATCGTCTGCTAATAATTTAATCTCCCACACAATTACCATTATACTATAACTTTACATATAAACATAGTCTTTACATATAATTTTTGTTTAGGGTTGTTCTATCTGTTCTAAGATGTTCTAAGTAGATAAGTTTACATATAGAACAAGTTTGAGGTTTTTTCTTTGTGGTTTTTATTGAGATAACTTATTGTTTTTATTATATTATTATATATATTTATTTTAATGTTCTTTTGCTGATGTTCTACGTGTTCTACGTGTTCTATGCTTTTTTAGGTGTGTCCCCCTTTTTCTGAAAAATATGTTTGCGCTGCATAAACCAAGCTCTTCGTCTCTAAATTTGTCAAAATCTCCCCCCTACCGTGTTTTTGCTTAGAACAATAGAACATGCTTTGTAATCAAGGACTTAACTTAGAACATTCGTAGAACATGGCTTAGAACAAGGTCTATAGCTTAATTATATCTTAGCTCATACATTACAGAACAAGGTCTTCTAATTATATCTTAGCCCAAACCAATTCCACGACAACGTGGAACGCTAAATAAACTTCTTGACCACGCAAACACGAGGCGAACGCTAAGCGACGGCGACGACACAGAACTGGTATCAACAGGGGTATGGCGTAATTATGTAATAGGTAATAACTTCGTGGCAGGCAATGGGTAGCTAGGGATTTTGGTATAAGAATATAATAGGTGACAGCGATATAGATAACTGGTGTCAAAGAATTTTAGGCACAAAAAAAGGGGCCCGAAGGCCCCTAAGGTATTACTGTTGAACTTTAGCTTTTCGGTTTGCACCAAAATAAGCGTCTTTAAATGCACCTATCGCGGATAATGTACGCTTTTCATTGGCGGTATCATCACCACGCGCCAACGCGTTTTTACATTTTTTAGGAAGGTTATCAAGCCACTCAGTAATAGTGACATCATAAGAATTAGTGGCGCCACGATTTTTTGGTTTGCCTTCATTCTTAATATCCTTAACCGCCTTGATTAAATCCTTCATGCGATTAGAGCAATATGTATTTACTTTATCGCGGATTGGCTTGATTAAAGCGTGTACGTTTGGATTTTTGGTACGCATTGCGCCAAACGCTTGTGACGTGTATGACATAACCAAACCTACTGACAGCGCAATCTTATCACCTTTAAACGCGCTAAAAGTTGCGTCATCAACAGCAATATAGCCGTTATCTTTAAATACATAACCCTTTTTAATGTCAGGATTATTTTCCGCGAACCTTAATTGAAATCCTTCATAAAGCCCGTCTTTAGCTACATCACTAACGTTTTCATCAAAATCATGATACTCATTCAAAATTGACCTAGCTAAAGTGTTTTTAACATCTACGTTTTTAGCTAACTCATAACCTACATTTTTAAAGTTGATAGTCATACTATACTCCAAATAAACTGGAAAACGTCCAGCGCGTATTTAGTTTATAGCAAGGCTAGAATTGTATGTAAAGTTAGAGCCACGCGTGGAACGATAAATAGCGATACCGAACGCGCGACCACCAAGCGTCCGCGAAGACACAGAACTGGTATCAAAAGGCCAAGCGCAAAAAAGAAGGGGGCTACGCGCCCCCTCGGTGGTTAATCCATTCTACCTTCGTAGTACTTAGCGTCTATATTATTATCTGCTAAGAACTTTAATGCTGGTTGAGCCGTCTTCCATTTAGCTACGTTACCCTGCATTTGGTTAGGTGCTCTGATTGTACCGTATGGTGTTGCTATATGATCTCCAAGAGTACAAGTACCTTCATCATCAAGTACCTTAAACCATTCTTGTGTCCAAATATCTTTGGCTCGTTTTAAAACCTCGTGCATTAAGTTCTCTTCAAACATATCTAATTGTGTTGTATACATCTTAGTTCTCCTCTGTTAGTGAAAGATAAAAGTACATACAAGCGGCTACTACACACAACGCCGCACCTGTTGGTGTGTGGATATAAAACAATGCAATGCCACCAATCATTAACATTACTAAACCTTCTAAGAATCTAATTACTTGTCTCATACTATTCTCCTATTAAGAAGGGGGCCGAAGTCCCCAGTTAGTTATTCCATCTTTCCGTATTGTTTCTGCACTGTCTTATCTTTGTTAAAAGAATCAACGGCTACTTCATAATCAAACTCCATGTCATGCTCACACTTACGATACCCTTTGTTATAACCTACACGATAGAATACCCATGATGCATAACATATAAGTACAATCATTTGAATAAAGATATAAGTAATGTCACTCATAATAAACTCCTTTAGTTATACCAAACAGAAGTTGCTTGGTTAGTTAATTTATAGCCAATCTAGAACCGTATGTAAAGTTTACCCCCTCTACCCCACCTACCCCCCACCCCCCAAATAATAGAATGGGACCCCCCTTCCCCCCACACCCCTTAATCTGCACAAACGATTCCGTAAAAATAGAAACCTACCCCGTCAACAATATAACTTGACATATAAAAAATAATATATAAAAAATTCTGAAAACTTACTTAGATTGCTTTAGGGTCGAAGTTGTATAACTCGGAGTAGACATCTTTAATACGCATGAATTTAGCCCCGTGCTGATCGAAGTCATCATCGCCTCGAACGTAGAGAGCTAGGTGTACCATTTCATGAAGAAGAGTTTGGAATATAGTGATGAAGTGCCCACAAGAACCAGAACTTATTTCAATTGCCATATCAACTTCATCAAAGCATCCATATATAGTAGGGTTCTTAATGACACGGAACTTAACTTTGTCTGATTTAGGCATAGGTAGTCTATTAAAAGGTGGCATTTGGCAAGCCATGTTGTAAAGTATCTCTAAGTTCTTCTTAGTTAACGTAGTTTTTGACATAAAACACCCCTTAAAAACATATTATACTTAAAAAAGTTGCGACTTAATGACAAACTAGTATAAAATAAATAAATTAGCTGCAAAAATAAACTCATAGGTGACACAGCAACCCATGCAAACAGAAAATATTCAAGAAAATCAAGACTTTAGCGATGTAGACGTCGTTCTTGTACCCCCTATTGAACAAAATGAACCTATTCCACCCAATGCACGCGAGGCATTACCGCCTTTAACAAATGAACAAGAGATAGAAATGGTAGGAAATACTATCAAACTTATCTCAGACTTAACCGGACAGCGTATTCAAGCTACGCAAGAGGACATAGATGAGGCAAAAACGGTGATAAAAACTATGGTTAAAGAGCCTGAGAAGAAACTACAGATAAGAAAGTATAAAAATAGTACACTTGCAGCACTAGCAGGTATGGTAGCAGAGTTAGATGCACAAGTTGTAGATGACTTAAAGGATCTAAAGACGTTTGTAATTAACGGACTTATTAAGGAAGCAACGATGTCAGACAAAGCTAAAGAAAGAATTACAGCGTTACGTGCAATCGGTGAGGTAGATGGAGTGGATGCGTTTAAAAAACATACTGAAGTGGTTCATAAGAGTATGTCGATGGATGATATAGAGAGTAGACTACAAACACTTGTAACTAAATTACAAAAACGACTGGACGTTAAAGACTCTGAAGTGATCGATGCAGAAGTTGTAAAAGATGAGTGATGAAAAGAAGGAACAAGAGAAACGGGTACTATCTCTTATTAGGTTTTTAGGAGCACACAAGAAACACTTAGCAGAAGCAGAAGCTAAAGAAGTTGATGCACTATTAGAACTGACAGATGGTAAGATAGTACAAGATGTAGGTAGCACAAGCTTTTTAGAATTTATACAACATGTGTACCCAGGTTATATGGTAGGAGCGCATCATGCAAGGTTGGCTAAGATATTTGAAGATATTGCTGCAGGAAAGAAAAAAAGAGTTATTGTTAATATTGCACCGAGACATGGTAAGTCAGAGCTTATTTCATATCTTGCGCCTGCATGGTTCCTCGGTAAATTTCCTCACAAAAAGGTTATTATGGCGTCTCACACAGCTGATCTGGCGGTTGGTTTTGGTCGTCGTGTCCGTAATCTGGTGGGCTCGGATGCGTATAAGGATATTTTTCCAGCGGTAGAATTACAAGCTGACTCTAAGTCTGCATCACGTTGGGGGACAAATTTTAATGGTGAATATTTTGCAATTGGTGTTGGTGGTGCCCTCGCTGGTCGCGGGGCTGATTTGTTTATCATTGATGACCCACACTCTGAACAGGATGCTAAACTTGGAAGAGCTGATGTTTTTCTCCCTGCTTGGGAGTGGTTTCAGTCTGGTCCATTACAGCGTCTTATGCCGGGCGGTGCGATTATTGTAGTGATGACACGTTGGTCTAAACTTGATCTGACAGGTCAGATTGTGAACCAGATGGTTAAGAATGAAGAAGTAGATCAGTGGGAGGTAGTAGAATTTCCAGCCATTGTGCAAGAGAAAGACGGAACTGAAAAACCATTATGGCCTGAGTTCTGGAGTTTAGAAGAATTACTTAGCAAGAAAGCTGCACTAGATGTACGATATTGGAACTCACAGTATTTACAAAATCCAGTATCAGAAGAAGGTGCATTAATAAAAAGAGAATGGTGGAAGATATGGGAAGAAGAAGATCCACCTGATTGTGAATTTACAATTATGAGTTTAGATGCTGCCCAGGAGGCAAATAATAGAGCGGACTACAATGCGCTCACCACTTGGGGCGTCTTTTTTAACGAAGAAACGAATAACTATAATATAATACTGTTAAACTCAATTAAGAAACGACTAGAGTTTCCTGAACTTAAAGAACTATGTATAGAAGAGTATAAAGAGTGGGAACCTGATTCGTTTTTAGTAGAAAAGAAATCAAACGGTGCGGCTCTCTATCAAGAGTTTAGACGTATGGGTATTCCTGTTGGTGAATTTACACCAGGTAAAGGGCAAGATAAGATTAGCCGAGTCAATGCAGTATCAGATTTATTCAGAAGCGGAATTGTGTGGGCACCTGACAGACGATGGGCTAAAGAAGTAATAGAAGAGTGTAATGATTTTCCAAGTGGTGCTAATGACGACCTTGTAGATAGTACAACACTTGCATTAATGAGATTTAGACAAGGTGGGTTTATTAGGTTACCAAATGATGAGCCAGAAGATATACCAGGATTTAGAAGTTCTCGAAACAGATTATATGCAATATAAGGATTAAATTATGGCAACTAATATAGATAAAAGTGTATACCAAGCTCCGATGGGATTAGATCAGGACCCACAAAATCCAGAAACATCGGCGTTAAGTATTGAAATTGAAAACCCAGAAAGTGTAACGCTTGATGATGGTAGTATGGAAATTACTATTGTGCCTGGTAAAGAAAATGATGATGAGTTTAATGATAACTTAGCAGAAGATATGGACGAGGGTCAGTTGACTGAATTGTCAGGTGATTTAATGGGTGAATACGATGCTGATATTAATTCAAGAAAAGATTGGTTAACTACTTATGTGGATGGCTTAGAGTTACTAGGTCTTAAAGTAGAAGACAGAACAGAACCGTGGCCTGGGGCATGCAATGTGTACCACCCCTTAATGACAGAAGCGCTGGTTAAATTCCAAGCTGAAACTATGATGGAGACATTTCCAGCGGCAGGCCCAGTTAAAACAGTAATTATTGGTAAGCAAACAAAAGAAAAAGAAGAAGCCGCTGAACGTGTAAAAGATGATATGAATTATCAACTCACGGACATGATGCCTGAGTATCGCCCAGAACATGAACGTATGCTATGGGGTCTTGGATTAGCAGGT